TGATTTCGTTGTAAAGTCTCTCACGGTCTGTGCGTGCTTGTTCTTCTTCTGTTTGTTTGCGTTTTTGTCTTGCTTTATTATCAGCAATACGCTGTGCGACGGCTGCTTTTGTCCTCTCAACGAGTGAATCTGCTTCATTTTTGATGCGTTCTTTATTATCCTTCTCCTGCTGCTTTTTTGCATCCTCGGATTGTTTTATAAACTTCCTTTCAACCTCCCTTGATTTCTCAATAATCTTAGCACGCTCTGTATTTTCCAACGCATTGATTGCCGTAACATCCTTTCCAACTTTCTTATATGCAGCACGAATGGCATCGAAATGCTCTTTGAGTTTGAGCAACTCATAATCCATCGCCGACATTGTAGCCTTTGCTTTCTCATCCTCAAACTGTTTCTGCGCAGCGAGATATGCTTGCCAGTTGCGCTCTCGTTCTTGCTTTTCTTTTTCTTCTGCGGCTTTGCGTTCAGCAGCTGCTTTCTCTGCCGCTTTCTGTACCGCTTCTTGATTATCTGCTGCGTTGCGTTCGGCTTCTACTCTTTTCTTTTCTTCGGCTTCTTTACGCTCCTTTTCATCTATTTTATTCCACGCAAGATTCACGCCATATATCTCCGCCCTGTATTTATCCTGATATTCCTTTTCCGCTTGCAACTGGCGCTGCTTTTCTTCGAAGTCCTTTCGGCTCAATCCGTCACGGCCTTTTTGCCTTAACTCTTCCTTAATCTTATTCTCCCTTGCCTGCGAATCCTTAATGTTTTGCTCCCTTGTGGCTTGCAGGGATAACTCAAACTCAAGTTCCTTTTTGGACATTGCTTCAAGCCTGCCAGCCCCGTCTTCCAACTGCTTTTTATTGAACTTCGCCGCCTCATCTGCTGCGGTTTGGCCCATTTGTTTGATGAAAGTATAAAGGTTAGCAATGGCTCCTTTAAAGAACAATTCTATCTCACTCGCCGCTTCGCCGTATTGCTCCAATACATCTTTACGCTGCTGTTCGGCCGCTGCCTTAATGCCCTCACTTGACTGCATGAAGTCCTGCGCCGCACCCTTCACCTTTTCACCCAATGTACCTTGCACAAGTGCGAGGCGCTCGGTGAATGTTTCTGCATCCTTTAGGTTGATGCCGTATTGCTTTAGCTGCTTGCCCTGCCCTTCAAGTGCGCCGATGACCAACTCAGTTGCCGAAGGTATATCCTTGCCGGTACGGGCTGCGAAGTCGATGATAATTGGCAGCAATGAGGATATTTCCTGCCGTGTCAGTTTGCCGTAGGTGAGTAGCTTTTGCTGTGCATCGACAATATCGTCATTGTCCAAATAGCTAAATGTTTCCGCCAACTTATTGGCCTCACGCATAAGCCCATCGAAGTATTCCTCTTGCCCAAGGCTTCTCAGAGTCCCTTGCAGCAGGCGGGTAGTCCGTTCGGCGGCTTCAAACTCGGCTATCGCTTCTGATGCCTGCGACATTACGCCGCCTACTATTGCCTCTACACCAAACATACCGGCACCTAATCCGGCACCTGCCATAACGCTCTGCCCTAATCCGCCAACCTTGTCCATGATGCCACTCATCTTGCTGCCTGCGATAGTAGCCTTGTTGCCCATTGCATCCAACTGCTTTTCAACCTTGTGCAGTTCACGCAGCAGACCTTGCACCTGTTTTGGGTCGTTGGCCTTGCGCAGTTCAGTTCCCAATTCCTTGGCACGTTGCGTTAACTGCTTCTGTACCTCTACCTGTTTCTGTTGACCCTTAACGATAGCATCCGCAGCCTGTGCGGTCTTCTTCAATTCGGCGGTCAGTGCGGCCTGCTTCTTTGGGTCGTTGGTCTTGACTAACTGGTCCTCCAACCTGCGCCCCTTCATACGCAGTTCATCCAGCGTGCGGTCTTGCTTCTTGAGTTCGCTGTTCAGCTTCTCAATCTCTGCGCCGTTGGTTTCCCACGATACACGGGCAAGTAGGTCGAATATCTCTGCCATGCGGCAAAGTTAGCAATTATTCATATATTACCGCCGTTTGCCTTTTGCGGCTTCCTGCGCCGTCTTGCGGGCCTCCTCAATCCTGCGGCTGTGGATGCTGTTGGCGTAGAGGAACTGATACAATCCCTCAAGGCTCCATGTGTTCAACTCCCGCAGCCGGACAGGGTCACGGTCGGACAGGGTGAAGAGCAGATAGTTCCTCTCTTCGATGTGCCGTTGGATTAGTTGGGCAGGATCGGAAGTTGTGCGATCCTTTCTTCGGCGGCCAGGCATACGCTCAAAATATCGCTGATTGAGATATTGTCCGATGCTGTTATGCGCTTGAAGGCCTCGATGATAAAAAAATCCCTCTCCCCTGCCGACCTCCATGCGGCGATCTTGCGGCGTTGCCATTCTTCGTCCATCTCGGCTGGTTCGTCATCCATAAGGAAGTACACACAGGCTAACTGCTCGTACATCTCACGCTCGGCAATCATGCCCAATCGGCCCTGTAAGTTCTGCCCAATGGCGATGCAGTCCTGACGGAGTGCTTTCAAATCTTTGGCATCCATAGCCCTGTCAATCAGCAACTGCGCTACCTCGCTGAGGAATGCCTCGCTGATTCCCGCACGGATGTATAGTTCCTGAATCTCAGCGGCCATGTACCGGCTGTGGAGTATCTCATCGGCCTGTTCAATGGCGTAGAAGCTGTGCTGCGTGCCGTCAGGCATGGTAATTACCTTAATCGGGTCACGGCGTTTCTGTGGGTGTGTTGCTGTCATAGTCTGCGTTTCATGTATTGGTTAAAGTATGTAGTAATGAGGTAGAGGAAGCCATCTACGAGATGCATTCCGTACTCAGTGTTCCCAGAGGTCTTGTACAGCTTGTCCTTGCCTTCCTCGGTGGTGGCGAGTTCCAAGTCGCTGATGAGATCAGCCGCACCGACAGGGCAGAGCATAAGATTCGGATGGTTCTGAAGCATCGTGTTGGCGAAGATACGCAGTTCAGTCCACGCATCCGTTCGGGCGAAGTTCAGCATCGGCTTGTCCATCTGATTGGCACCGATGTTCAATTCCCTCCTGATGATGCTGTGCATCGTTGTGTTCACGCTATCATATCCTGCGCTGCGTGCGCCTCCAGCAGGGTCTGCCGTCACACGATATACCGCACCGGGGAAGTCCACACGAATGCGGGTGCATAGGTCTTTGATGGTGCAGTTGTTCAGCTTGTAGGACTTTACAATGGCGCAGAATGTGCCGGGCTGCAACTGAGCCACGATGCAGGTCATCGGGTCTATGTTGAAGTCGAATGCAAGGTAAACGGGTAAGGCGGGGTTGTACCTAAGCGGGGCGGCGGCAACGTGCTTGGTGCGGTCGAAGGCGAAGAAGAACGGGTTTTTGTTCTCGAACGATTCCCAGTCCCCCTCGATCATTCTTGCCCGAACATCCGGCGGCATCTTGTTCCACACCGCCCATTGGTCCTCAGTGTTGGACGGCTCGCCTGTCGGACTGAGCGGGAAGTACACCTCATCGTGCGGTAGCGTGTTGGCCTTGAATCGCTTATAGAGTTCAGTCTTGATCCATCCGGGATGCGGATTGAATGTAGTCATCACCACGGGCCGAGGCTCGTGCTGTATGTGCCAACTGCCAACACGCTGAAGAACGGCATTGTAGTACTCTTGGCTGACATCCTCAAGCTGATCGAAGAACGCTCCGTTAATTTCAAGACCGAGCGTGTCGGTAAAGTCACGGTCACGGCTCTCATTGGCACCCACGAAGAAGATGCGGCTACCAGTTGGGCGGTGGGTAAGGTGGAAGTTAGCCCTGTTCCTGTTCCAATGCCATTCAGGTGAGTTGCCGAGAATCTTGCTGAATGTTTCGATTGTGGTTGTTTCAAGGATGGTCAGGTCTTTCCGATGCACCGACCATTTGCTGCCGGGATAGGTTCGGGCCAAGGTCAGCAGGGCGAGTGTATTCGTGAACGACTTGGCTCCCCTAATCGCACCGCCTGAATGAATACGGCGATAAGGTGTCAGCCCTTGCGCAGAGGCAAGGATAGTTTGGAATAGTTCGAACTGCGTTGGCCGTCCTTCAAATGTTATGTGCATCTATCCGATTGGTATAGTTGCCCCATTAGGCAACACGATGACCTGCTGCTGCATCTTCTCGCCATCGGTGGTGATGTCAATGTGCGTCTGCGCTTTGCCATATCCACGCTCAAAAAGCCACTCCGCAGCACGGGTATCACCTTTGGCCGCCTTTGCCCTTTGAGCCTTCAGTATTGCCTCGGCTGCGCTGATGCCGTCTTTTTCTTCCCCAAGCACAAGCGCCATTAGTTCCTTTAGTTCAGGCAGCTTCTTTGGCCGTCCATTGGGATTGCCTGATTGGCCTTTCTTAAATTTCGTGTGATCAGGTGGTACGCCTTTCATTTTCCCTGATTTAACCCTGTTTATTATACGGCTGACCATTCCGCTTGATTTCAATGCTTGGGTCAAGTTTTTTCATTCGGTCTATAATAACTTGGCAATACTTCGGGTCTAATTCCATTCCGTAGCACTTGCGTTTAAGTTGGTGTGATGCTACCATTGT